CGCCCCGCTCATCTCCGGGCACTCGCGCATCGAGGCTCTGTACCGGGAGGGCGACCAGCGGCGGTACCACGTGCCGTGTCCGCAGTGCGGGCACATGGACTTCCTGTCGTTCAAGGAGGGCGAGCGAGGGCACTTCCTGAAGTGGCCGGAGGGGAAGCCGCGGGAGGCGCACTTCGTCTGTCGGAAGAACGGCTGCGTGATCGAGCATCGCGAGAAGCGCGGCATGGTGGAGCGGGGCGAGTGGCGGGCAGAGGCGCCGTTCCGGGGGCATGCCTCGTTTCACCTGTGGGCCGCCTACTCCTACGCTCCCAACGCGACCTGGGGTGACATCGCGGAGGAGTTCGTGGCGGCCAAGCGAGAAGGCGTCGAGGCACTGAAGACGTTCGTGAACACGGGACTCGGCGAGACCTGGCAGGAGCGCGGCGACGCGCCCGAGTGGGAGCGGCTCTACCAGCGGCGCGAGCCGTACCCGCTCGGCACGGTTCCGGCCGGCGTGCTCTTCCTCACCGCCGGCGTCGACGTCCAGCGCGACCGGCTCGTCTGGGAGGTGGTCGGGTGGGGCCAGGACAAGCAGAGCTGGTCAATCGACGCCGGGGTCATCACCGGCGACACCGCGACCGCGGAGCCGTGGGCGAAGCTCGACGAGATGCTCGGGCGGTCATGGCCTGGCCCCGGCGAGGCCGAGTTCAGCATCCGCCTCCTGGCGGTCGACGCGGGGTTCAACACGCAGGTGGTCTACAACTGGGCACGGCGCTACCCGATGTCGCGGGTGATCGCCTGCAAGGGCGTCTCGACGGCGAAGACGCTCCTCGGGACGCCGTCCCCGGTCGACGTGCACCTGAACGGGAAGCGGATGGCCCGCGGGTACCGGGTCTGGCCGGTGAGCCCGGACGTCGCGAAGAGTGAGCTCTACGGGTGGCTCCGCCTCGAGCCGCCGACGAAGGAGAGCGGGACGCCGTTCCCGTCCGGCTACTGCCACTTCCCGGAGCACGGCGAGGAGTTCTTCCGCCAGCTCACCGCCGAGCACCTGGTGAGCGTGACTAGCCGGAAGGGGTACAGGACCTACGAGTGGCAGTGCCTGCCGAACCGGGAGAACCACTGGCTCGACTGCCGAGTGTACGCGCGCGCCGCGGCCGCGCGGGAGGGCCTTGACCGGCTCGCGGCGAAGCGCGCCGTCCGTCAGGAGCCCGAGGGCCCGCCATCCGCTCCAGGGAGCGAATCAGGCACTCCGGCCGAGGAGCCGGGTCCACCGCCCCAGCCGGCGATCGGTGGCGGTTGGCTTGGGAGGCGCCCCGGTGCCACCGTGGGCCGCGGAGGCGGCTGGCTCTCGAGGCGGAGGTAGGGGCATGGCGACCTGGACACAGGCGGACGTGGACGCCCTCAAGGTGGCGGTGGCGAGCGGCGTGTTGACCGTGACCTACGATGGTCCGCCCAGGCGGTCGATCACCTACCAGAGCCTCGAGGCCATGCGGGACCTCCTCTCCGCCATGATCCAGGATGTGGCCGCATCGGCCGGCTCGGCCGGGTACAAGCTCATGGGGACGCGAAAGGGACTCGAGTGATGCCCGCTGCGAACGCGATCGACCGCATGCTCCTCTCCATCGCGCCGAAGTGGGCGCTCTCCCGGATCCGGGCGCGCGCCATCGCGCTGACGCTGACGCGCCACTACGAGGCCGCGACGGCCGGCCGGCGCACCGAGAACTGGTCGCGTCGCTTCACCGACGCGAACGCCGCCGCCGGCGTGGCGCTGGGAACCCTTCGGGCCCACGCCCGCGACTTGGTGCGGAACAACTCCTGGGCGCGGAACGGACTGCGCGTCATCACGCGGAACGTCGTCGGCTGGGGGATCTCCGCCAAGCCGGAGTACGATGATGCCAAGCTCGTCTCCGACTGGAAGCGCTGGTCTGGCACGACAGAGTGCGACGCTGCGGGTCGGCTCACGTTCGCAGGGCTTCAGAAGCTCGTGACCCGCTGCGTGGCGGAGTCTGGCGAAGTGCTGGTACGGCGGCGCTGGAGGAGGACGGAGGACGGTCTCGCCATCCCGCTTCAGCTCCAGGTCCTCGAGCCGGACTTCCTCGACACCAGCAAGCACGGGATCAAGGGCCCCGCGGGAGGCCCTATCGTCCACGGCGTCGAGTTCGACCAGGTCGGCCGCAGGATCGCCTACTGGCTCTTCGAGGATCACCCCGGGTCGATCCAGGCGCTGAACCCGGTATCGCGCCGCCTCCCGGCCTCCGAGCTCCTCCACGTGTTCGACCTGGAGCGCGCCGGGCAGGAGCGCGGGGTGTCGTGGTTCGCGGCCGCGATCGTGAAGCTCAAGGACTTCGACGAGTTCGACGATGCGACGCTGATGCGCCAGAAGATCGCGGCGTGCTTCGCGGCGTTCGTCACCGACGTGGACGGAGCCGGGGCGCCGCTCGGGGAGAAGAGCGAGACGAATCCGCTGGTCGAGACCCTAGAACCTGGACTGGTGAGCAACCTGCCCCCTGGAAAGTCGATCTCGTTCGCGAACCCTCCGCTCACGACCGACGACGGGTTCTCGATTCGGACGCTGCGCTCCATCGCGGCCTCGCTGGGCGTGACCTACGAGGACCTGACCGGCGACTACTGCGTCGCCCCGGAAACGCGCGTCCTTCGCGCGGATCTGCGGTGGGTGATGGCCGAGGACCTGGTCGTCGGTGACACCCTCGTCGCATTCGATGAGCAGGCGCCCGGTGGCCGAGGACAGCGCCGCAAGTGGCGGAAGGCGACCGTGGAGCGCGCGGCCCGGCGGGATCTCCCGAGGCGCCAGATCGTGACCGACTTCGCAACCGTGACCGTCAGCGACGAGCATTTGTTCCTGTGCACCTCACGGCTCAACGAAAAGGCGAAGCGGGGGCACGGATTGCAGGCTCGCTCCAAGAACCCATCCGACCCCGGTCCCGGCCAGCGCTGGGTGCGGGCCGACAGGCTCAGGCCCGGCGACCGGATCCTGTTCCTGCAGGTGCCATGGGTGGAGGGCACCTCCCACGCTCATGGTTACCTCAAGGGCATGGCCGATGGCGAGGGCTACCTCGATCAGCGCGACGCCCACCTTGGCATCGCGCAGAACCCAGGCATCGTGTTCCAGGAGACCGGCGCCGCACTGCGGTCACTGGGATTCTCCCCTATCCATCGCAACGCCAACGGTGGTGGCAAGACCCAGCAATGGAGCCTCACCGGAATCGGCGATGTGCTGCGCTTCCTGGGCGAGGTTCGTCCTTCGAGGCTCCTGGCAAAGTCCGATTCTGTCTACATCGGCCGCACGATCTCGGGGGGCTCCAAGAAGCACGGCCGCCCGACGTTCGCCACGGTGACCTCGGTAGAGTCGATCGGCGTCGGCCCGGTCGTCACCCTCGGCACCAGCACCGCCACCCTCATCACTGAAGGACTTCTCTCGCACAACTCGCAGGTCAACTTCAGCAGCGCCCGGATGTCGCGGCTCGCGCACTGGGGCAACGTCTACGACTGGCAGTGGAACATGCTGGTACCGCAGTTCTGCGACCCGGCCTGGCGTTGGGCCATGGAGGCAGCCATCCCGAAGGTGCTGGCGTCGGAGCAGCCGCCCCCGGGTGTGGAGTGGACGCCGCAGCCGATGCCGCTCACGGAACCGGACCGGGAGGCTCGCGCGAACGTGACGATGATCCGCTCCGGGCAGAAGACGCTCTCGCAGGTGATCCGGGAGCAGGGCGGGGACCCCGACTCGGTGCTCGAGGAGTACGCGGCGGACCTGGCGCGGCTCGACGAGCTCGGGATCTGGCTCGACTCCGACGTGCGGCGGGTGTCGCAGGCCGGCCTGGCGCAGGCGAACCCGTCGAAGGGCGGTGGCGCCTCCGACGGCGCAGTGAACGGTGCCGCCAACGGTCACGACGCCGGCGCCGAGGAGACGACGTCCGACGCGGAGGACGCAGAGGACGCGGCCACGAACTGACGAGAGGGGGGCTTGCGCCCAACCCCGACCGGTGCAAACCGGTGGGGGATGCCACAGCGCCTCAAGATCCACGGCAACCTCCAGACCCGCGCTGCTCTCGCCTCCGACTCGTTCGACGAGAAGCGTGGCACCGTCGATGTCGTCTTCACGACCGGGGCGCGTGGCAAGCGCTACTCGTGGAGCGAGGGCCCGTACTACGAGGAGCTCGAGGTCTCCGAGAAGGCCGTCGACCTCTCCCGCCTGAACAACGGTGCGTCGGTCCTCAACACCCACTGCCAGTACGATCTCGCCGACGTGATCGGGGTCGTGGAGCGCGCCTGGATCGCCAACGGCCAGGGCCACGCCACCATCCGCTTCTCGGACCGCGAGGACGTGAAGCCGATCAAGGCCGACGTCAAGGCCGGGATCCTGCGCCACGTGAGCGTCGGGTACCAGACCCAGAAGCTCGAGAAGGTCGAGGAGACGGACGGGATCCCCGTCTACCGGGCGACGCGGTGGATTCCCGGAGAGCTCAGCCTCGTCCCCATCGCCTTCGACGACGGCGCAACGGTGCGCGGTCGTCAGCAGCAACCAGAGTCGTACGAAGTGGAACTCGTGCAACAGGAGAGACACATGCCCGCCGAGCCGAAGCCGACCGAGCAGC